TTACAAGCCTACTTAATATTGCTCTTTCACCTTGTACCCGCTTTAGGGCATCAGCGTCTGCAATATCTTCTATTCGGTAAGAATCCAAACTTTCAGTAAGGTCTGTTACCAACTGCTTCCATCCTGAATGAAGGAAGAGGTCGAAGTAGGTTTCATAATATTTTTCATCTTCTTTTGTCAACACATTCTCCTATTGGTGCGTTGTCTATAAAGAATATTCTAGCATATTTTATGCCAAAAGTCAAGACTTAGAGGGTGTTGGCTTCTTAATAGGGGCTTGTGCCTTCTCTAGATCTGTGATACGTTTGTTTAATCCATCAAGGATTTTGTTGATTTCAATCAATACTTGATTCAGTTCTGTTTGGGTAATCATTGATTATTTTCCCTCATTTGTTTAGATACAATAGCTTCATCTGATGCAATCGCTCGTTCTTTGAGTAACAACTCAGCTAACTTCACTCGACGCTCAAATTCCTTCTCGTCCTGATCTCCGGGTTCTAGATTGGTTGTTAGAACCTTCAATCGGTTTGTTTCAGCTTCATAGGCTGTTAAGCCTGTTTCAGCCGCATTCTTTCTAGCTCTAGACATTGCTTCAGTAGCCTGAGCATTTGATAGATCCAACTGAGCTTGTTGTGCCGCCATCTGAGCTTGCATCTGCTGTTGTTGCATCTGTTGCTCTTCTGGGTTAGGCTGATTAGCCTGACGAAGCCCTTCGATGATTGCTTCACGATTCGACAGGTTCATGTTGTCTACGATAGATTCAATCAACATCGGATACATCGGGCTATCCGGTGACATAGTCTGCAACAATTGAACAAGCTGTGTTACCTCATACTCACGGGCGATAATGCCTAACGAGCTTGATGCTACAAACTTATAGTCTTGTACAGGGTACAGTTCAGGATCAAACTGCATGTACCGGTATGCCGCTTTCTCAACAAACGGTAGTAAGAAAGCTTCTTGGAAGTTAATCAGTGTACGCTTGTGACGCTTGATGATTGCACCGAGCGACATTGAGATACCGGCGGCAGTAGAGTCTCCGTTAATACTACCGGGTATTCCGGCGGCATCGATAGAACCTGTTGCCATCTGTACCATAGTTTGCAGGTCACGAGCTTGGGTGAATGAGACCTGATCAAGCGACCCGAATTTAAACGGTTGGAGGATCTCTGAAGGATTTCCGTTGGTAAGAATCGTCTTGCCGGGTCTGATTTCCATCTTTGCCCCTCTAGGAAGACGTGAAGCATCAACAGCAAGCATAGGGTGTACAGTAAGCGCAAGCGCATCAATTCTGGCTCTCAGTTCAGTGTCTAACGCTTTCTGTGCATTGTAACCCTTTTCACAGATTCCACGTCCCCAGAAACGACCGGGTACGACATCCCATGGGAAAGCCACCACAGGGCGATCTTGCATCATGTAGGGGTTAGCCTCTACTTTGAGTAATTGACCACCGTTAGCAAGCACTACGATAGCCTCAATGTATTCTGTTGATGGAGTGTCTAAGTCTTCAACCTCCTCTTCAGATAACCCTTCTGAAATTGCATCAATATACAACTCAGATGGAATCAAACCGTAATACTTAGTCAGACGTATTTTATCTTCGTCGTACATCACCAACTGCTTGTCTGGCTCTAAGTCGGTGTCGGTGTAGGTGTTCTCAACTTCAATGTTGCGATAGATACCGTTTTCAATACCGTTTAGAATGTGATGACGGGGTACATATTCATCGATAGCTACGCCCATTGCTTCTTCAATAGATGTTGCAACCGGATCAATCAGGAAGTTCTGCGGTAACACCGGGCGTAAACGAACAACATAGCGATCTGTTTCCATCACACCGAAAGCCGCCATAGCACCGTCCAGTACAGGCTGTGTTGCCGGTCTCATCTCTTTCTTTTCTTCTAAGACCAGTTCACCCATACCAGTGCCAAAGATTGCGGCATTCAATACGCATTCTGCAACAGCTTTCCGCACTTGAGTCTTTTGAAAATCTTCAGCTAACTGGTTACGTAGCTGTTGTACGTCAACAGGATTCTGGTCACCTAAGTCATCTTTAATATCAAACCATACACCACGTCCAAATGTAGCCTCTTCAACTTCAGCAACCGCAGACTCGACAGCCTGTTGTAGCGCAGGGCTGATTAGGCGTGAACGCTCTGAGTCTCGCATCTTATCTGATGGGTCCCAAATACCACGCCATAGTCTGTAATACTCATCAAACTTTTCAGAGTAGTTTGCTTCATAGTGGTCTCGCCACTGATCACATTTACCAATGACCCAGTTTTCTAAGCCAGCTAACATTAGTGAACGATTTTCATAATCCATATTTAATACCCTGCGATTGGATCAATAAATTGAAATTCTTCTTCCTCAAAGTCAACGTAATAGCTAACCTTAGCAAGCTGATCAATATACGCCAGTGCATCAACTAAATCGTCATGCACTAACGGATTTGGAAACTGGAATAGCTCATCTAAGAACTCTGTATTCCATTCCCCTTCTGCTAATGAGATGTTGCCATGCTCAAAGCGTCCCTGCAAAGCCCAGACAACACGGTCAGTTTTTTTCTTGTTACCGTGGGTTAGTTCTTCAACTCTAAAGAACCGTTGCTCAGACTTCATTAAATCTGTTAGGTACGGAAGAACCGCATTACGTAGCGCACCTTTTTCAATACCCACCGCAATAGGCTGATATTCACGAACAGCCTCAAATATCTTACGGGCTGTTTTTTTGATGTCCCAACGCCCATAGACAATGTCAGCAACATACCACCCCTCAGTTCCGGCTTTGACAATGGCGATAGCCGTATTATCAAGCTTTGAAGATTTGCCCGTTGCTTTGCCCGCAATGTCTGCAAAGCCTGCAAGGTCAACTGCAATATAGTAGTCACCTTCGGTCGGTTCTTCATCCGTGAACTTAATCCAATCTTCTTTAAAAATCTCTGAACCAAGAGCTTCAAAACTCGCCATAAATTCCTGTCGGAATGCATAGCTCGACATTGACTTCTTAGCCATGTCGATCTCTTCTGGATCTAGTAACGGATTGTCATAACTGGTGAAGTGCCATGCCTGATATGTCGGGTCATCAGCTAACTCACCATACTTGTACAGCTCATAGAAGTGGTTTCTTCCAAGAGGAGTACCAATAAACATTGCTGAACCCTTCTGGTCAGCCAGTGCAGGACGCAGTACAGTTTCCCATACAGACGGTTTCATGTCTGCGTATTCATCCAACACCAAAAACTTCAGAGAGACACCACGCATCGTCTCTGGTCTGTCAGCGCCCTTCAACGATATTGTTGCACCGTTGATGAGCTTAATTTGCATGTTGTTCACATGCGATGATGTAACAACAGGGTTACCTAACTCTAACAGGGTGTTCCACATAATGTCACGTGCCTGACCTTGAGTAGGTGCAACGTAGAACACATGCCCTCTATCAGTCTGCAATGCGTTGATGATTAACATCCATGCCGCTAGTCGAGACTTTCCTGTACGACGACCTGCCGCAACAATCTTAAATCGTACTGGGCTATCAAATACTTCTTGTTGCCATGGTAACAGCTCTACTTTGAGTTCAGTCATTTTAAGGGCGAAAACTCTTGGTCTAACGCCCTAGTTAATGGTATTGAAGATGCTCCACCAGCTTTTGATCTTGTTTGAGCAAATCGGTCTGCAATACGATAATTATCTGCTATTCCTGCTTTACCAAATCGTGGAAAGCGTTCTTTTGTACTTTCCTCGTACTGCTGAACTAAATCAAGTATTTCTTGTTGGTTTATTTTATCTGTTTCTATGTCACCTAAAAATACAGGGTTTCCTTCACTATTCCACCAAATTGAAGGTACAACAATAACTTGACCATCAGGGCCATCAATAGTAATTAAATATTCCGTAGATGGGCTTCCAAAACCAACGTCTTGAGGTGTATGCATAGACGGATCGAAAGGAATTAAATCAGCCATTACACATTTCTCATCCAGTTTTCTAACTCAACAGACCTGTTGCCAACTTGGTTGTACCAACGAGAGTCTACCATCTCATCAGCGGCTCTAGCCCATCGACCTTCATTGACTGCTTTAATCATATTCTTAAACTTACTGAGTCGAGACCGTCCTAGATTAAACGCCATGTTAACCAACACACGTTGAACCTGATCAGGTAACGAACTAAAGTTTAGAAACAACGCACAACAGTCTGCAACAGCCTCATCGAAATCAGACTTAAACCACTCTAACACCTGTTCCATTGAGACTTCAGCGCCAACAGGCATCTCCTCGTCTCCAACCAACATATGTCCGATACCTGCGGTTGCATAGCCCTCTGAACAAAGATACACATCAGTCTTGCAACCTTCATGCTTTGTTAAATCTAGTTTAATCTGTTCAATCAACTCTTCAGTCATCTGATTCCACCGGTTCAATATCGATAATGTCTTCGTCGTTCTGCACAGAGGCTTGCGTACCAACACCTGTAATCGTGATAGATACGCTGTTCTTGCCCTGTGACATCTTGTCCTTTTCGAAATAGCTAACCGGTAACATCCGATCCATCAGCAACTTCCAAGCCGCCGCTTGATTCTTATGCTCATCATCCAACGCCGCATTAAATATAGCGTCCATCACCTTTCCAGACTTAGGTGAAGCCAACATACGAGCTTTATACTCGTTAATGATAGCGGCATCACCGGGAGGACGACCTCTAACACCTCTGTTGCCTTCTTTCTTAGCAACAACTTCACCCTTTTTAGGCCTGCCGGGACCTCTTTTTACTGTTTCAGTCATGGAACTACCTTGGTTTTCTCCACAGGCTTCATAGTCTAGCACAAAAACGGTGCAAAGTCAACCATTTTGGCATAGATCGTGCATAACAGACGACAGTGCAAGATCTGTAAAGTTATCAAAGGCTTGATATATCACATAAAAGTTATAAAAACGCTTTTTTTTATAGCTTTTAAGTTCTATTTTGCCCTCTTGCAAGTCTATGCAGGTACTATAATAATATTAAAGTCCTGTAGCCCCTCCCCGGGCCTTTAAAGCAGGGCAGGGCAGACTGCACCAAAACAGTGCAGGCGCACCAGAACGGTGCAGGCTGTCGCACCAAGATGGTGCAGGCTGTGCAGGCTGTAAAGCGCCGGTTTACTGGGCAGGCTGGGTAGTCTGTGGCGCTGTTTTTGCGCCGGTGCAGGCTGTCCAGATGGTGATGTGTGAGAGACGGTCGAGGTCCCTATATAGTCTCGAAAGCCTGAAAAGCCTGTAGCACTACGACCGATTGTAAAGGCCTGTAACAGCCTGCAACATGCTGGCATAGACTAGGGTATTACTTTACCGGCTGAATCGCTTGTGGGCGCTTAGAATGCGTTACAGGCATAAGCTGCCTAGTGCTTTTGAGGGATGCGATACATGCAATGCAGGCAAAAAAAAGCCCGGAATAAACCGGGCTGAATTGAGGGAATTTATTGTGTCGTTATAATTCGAAAACTACATAACACAGAAGACCGATAGCTAGGCCGATTTCGATCAGTTCTAGCATGAAGCGATCACCTCTGGATTCGGTACGACGAAGTTATTTGGCTGGCTCTTCGCTTTACCTTTAGCACGAAGGCCAATAACGATTCCCGATGGATCGTCAATGCGAATATCGTGCAAATCACCATCAACTACCGGTCGACCTAGAAACTTGGCAGGTAAACCATTAGAAAAGACGACAGCGATATTAGCTCCCTTATGCAATGCCTGAATGACTTGATTGGAATATCCCGGTTGATTGGAATAGCTAAACGTCAAATGATAGTTATCGGGCATAAACTTGGAACCGATACGGCCTTGTCTCTTTGTATAGTCGTAGAAGATCGTATTCGGGAATGCCTGGGGTATTCCGTAAGCTTCCCATGCGATATCAGACAACACATTGAGCCGCACTACAGGCTGTAGATTTTCCCGTTTCGCTTTACGCTCAAGCGCATGTAGATCTTTGCGAAGCTGGTCTAGAAACCCGTCTTTATCGCACCGGAACCAATCGGCCTTGGATTTGCGAGCGGCCTGAACATTCTTGAATATTCCCCGGCCTGCCGATTGTAAACAAGTATCCATGCATCCGGCGGCCTTAGCGCCCGGGCATAAGTCATCGGCTGGCATTAATGAAAGGCCTGCAAATAGATAGCGGCCTTTGGCGGCCTTGTTAGTCTTGGCGATTTTCGAGTTGCCATCTATTGAAAGTAAACGCATGTTAGATCCTTAGCAGGCCCGGAGGCCTGCAATAGTTGGTTGATACTTAAACCCAATTCCAGAGCTGGCGTAGTGGTTTGCGCTTTTCAAGGCCCACTGTGATTTTACCTAGGTGGGCTTGTTTGAAAGTGTCGCCACCATCGAAACCGAAACGATACTGTTTTTTACGAAGGCCGATTAAACCAGCGATGCGCTTGTTACATATGTACATATCGAAACGAATACGTCCATTTTGTACGTCTGAGGCCTTTAGGCTGAATAGTTGAAATTTAATCATGATATATCGCTCCTTTTGCGATGGTTTAAAAATACCGGTTTTTGCCGGTGACAAATTATAAGCATACCCAAACCAAAAAACTACAATTGTATATTTCAATCGATCAGCCTGTATCGATAGAGAACGAAAGATGCACCAATCCGGTGCGCTCTCCCCTCTTCAGATTTCTGAAATTTCAGGATATATAAATTAAAAGTGTATAACATATATATAAGGGACTGCGAGGCCCTTGATATTGGGACTGTTGAACCCTGTTTTGAAAAAAACAGTTGACCAGTCTGCAACACCTGTTATAATCGAACACTCAATAAACAACATAGGACTGTGAAGCCCATGAGATGCAAAGCCTGCAATGTGGAATTGAATGACTTTGAGTCAACACGCAAAAGCTCTGTTAGCGGGGAGTTCTTAGATCTCTGCAACAGTTGTTACAAACATGTAAACTATGACATCCAAGCTGTTGAAAGATATGACTTAATGGATGTTGAAGATGAGGTTGACAGCTATGAAGATTAGTGTTACCCTCCTATATAGACTATTTAGCTCTAAAGCTATTTAGCTAAATAGTCCTTTAGGGATTATATACATAGACTGTTAGAGACTATGTATACATAGCTAAATAGCTAAGTAGAGGTACTATGAACGGTAAGATTCCAACAGTACAGCGTGACATGATCAGTGGGGGCTTGACCGGTGAGTCAGCATACAAGTGGGCATTGTTCATCGCAGATGAATATTTGTTTGACTCTGATGATCCTTTGCTGTACGATGTATTTAAATCGATGGCTGAGTCGCTAGAGCCTAAACCGGGCAAAGCAACCGTGTCATCATTCCACTCTAACAAACTGGAAAAGGAAATACTGAAATGGACTCAGTCTACGGATTAGATAACGTCAGCACCATCATCCTAGTGAGAGAGCTAGACAAACGTGTGTTCTACTACGATGGTAGTGATGACTGTCTGTGCAACGTCACTGAAGAGTCTGTACAGACGCTGAAAGAAGCATTACACTCTGTGTTAGAAGAATACACTGATGTGATACTGCAACGTGTTCAGGACAATATGGAGCATTTCGAGAATGAAGGTTGATCCACAAACCGGATGTGATGACAACTACGATGAGGCGTTGAAGTTCTGCATCGAAGAGATCATCGAAGAGATCCATCGTGTGAAAGAGCTTGACAAACTTGCAGTGGAGTCAATATACTATTCGATATTCGGTGTTGACGTTGAAGTTCGATACCAAGAATATCTGAATGAGCTAAAGGAGCCGTGATGACTAAGAAAGTAAAGCTTCGCCTAATCTTAGATCGTGAAGGTTACATTACGTTTGGGTATAGCAGGTTGTTACCTCCAAACTTCATAGCCACAATTGAAAACGGACAGATTGTTCGTATGGAGAAAATATAATGGAACATATCTATAACATCGATCAGCTTGAAGAGTATCTATCAACGCTGGCAATCGGTACAGAGTCTGTTCAGAAGATCTCAGAGTTCTGTCGTCTTCAAGAGAATAGAATGGATTTTATCCGCAAGCGTGTTGATACAGCCGCACAGCTACTTGGACATGACCTAATCAACGAGTGCATGAACGATGACTGATATCAGAGTGAGAAGAGCGATGGAGCCTTTGCTTAAACAGGCTCTTAAAGAACTGGAAGGCGCTGACAAATTGATCAGCGACACAGGTGATGTTGAAGATGATGAGTTGGACAGTATCTCTGGCTCAATCACTGACGCAATCAACAAACTCACATACTATCTAGGGAAACTGTAATGGCATTCGTTGACACACACATCGGATGTCCTAAATGTGACAGCTCCGATGCATTCGCAATCAATGATAACGGTTGGGGTCACTGCTTTAGCTGTGGCTCTAACATTCCTCCTGAAAATTCAGGGATAACAGCAGAGGTAATACCTATGCGTGGTAGGGTATCATCACCTACACAGAGATCGTCCGATACAGAGCCTTACAATGCGTCTCAGGGCATCTCTTACAGCAACTTAGCGGTGCGTAAACTTAACATCCATACCTGTCAGGTCTATGGTGTTGGTTTAAGAGGCACTGACATGGTGTTCCCTTATAACCGCAACAAAGCCGCTAAAGTTCGTATCAACAACGAGAAGAGGTTCAAGACTGAAGGTGATTGGTCAGCCTCTAACGATCTATTTGGGCAAGATAAATTCCCTTCTGGAGGGAAGACTGTTATTGTCACCGAAGGTGAGTTTGATGCTATGTCAGCCTATCAGATGCTACACCCTCAGAAGGTTGCTGTAGTCTCTGTGCGTAATGGTGCAGGATCAGCCTTAAAGGACTGTGAAGCGAACTATGAGTATCTAGATAGCTTCACCAATGTCATCTTTAGCTTTGATTCTGATCAGGCTGGCTTAGAAGCTCAGGCACTCTGTGCAGAGCTGTTCAGTCACAAGGCCTACAGTGTGGTCCCTGTCAACGGCTTGAAGGATGCCTCAGACTATCTACAGAACAATCGTTCTGCTGAGTATGTCAACGCTATCAAACATGCTGAGAGATGGACACCTGATGGGATTGTTGCAGGCTCTAACCTCTATGATGAGGTGATGAGACCGGTGCAGAAATCAGATGTGGACTACCCATTCGGAGGGCTGAATAAGCTCACCTACGGTATCCGTAAAGAAGAGTTGGTGACAGTGACAGCAGGGTCAGGCTTAGGGAAGTCTCAGTTCCTACGTGAGGTGATCTGGCATATCCTACAGAACACACAGTCTAACATCGGTATGATGTTCTTAGAAGAGTCAACCCGGAAGACTGGACTGTCTTTGATGTCGTTAGCCGCTAACAAGCCTCTACACCTACCAGATACTGAGGCAACCCAACAGGAGAAAGATGATGCTTTTCATCAAACCCTTGGTACAGATCGTTTGTATCTCTTTGATCATTTCGGCTCCAGCGATGTTGATAATATCGTCAGTCGTGTTCGCTACCTTGCCAAAGTTGCCAGATGTGATTATGTGTTCGTTGATCATATCAGTATCATTGTTTCTGCTCAGTCTAACGGGGATGAGCGTAAAGCGATAGATGAGATCATGACCAAGCTACGGATGTTGGTGCAGGAGACAGGGATTGCAGTGATCTGTGTGTCACACCTTAAACGTCCTGAGTCTAAAGGACATGAAGAGGGTGCGGCAACGTCACTGGCACAGCTTCGTGGCTCTGGATCGATTGCACAGCTCTCTGACATGGTTATCGGCTTAGAACGTAATGGACAGGCTGATGATGAGAAAGAGCGCAACACTACGTATGTACGGGTGCTGAAGAATCGTTTCAGTGGTACAACTGGTAAAGCCTGTGCATTGCTGTACAATCACCATACCGGGCGTATGCGTGAGGACGAGGTCGATGCGTTATGATACCGATAGAAGATAACAATCGGAAAGGTGATTTAGCTGAGTATTACGCAATCACTTTCCTATGGGACCAAGGTTTTGAAGTGTTTAGGAATGCAGGTTGCACCGGACCTATTGATCTGGTTGCAATGTCCGCTGAAGGTGATATAATATTACTTGATGTGAAGACGTTATATCCTGATCCACGATCAAATAACTTTACCACTCTATCGCATCAGTTAACGGAGCATCAAAAAACACTTGGGGTACATGCATTAGCATTCAATCCAGAAACCAGAGAACTTAATTTTGCGAACCACAGACATGAAACAACTTATACTCGATATCGAGACAAACAGCAGTCACAGTACGATCTGGATTTGTGTGACTCAGGATGTTAGGACAGGAGAGGTAGTATGTCATACAGATCCATCAACTCTGGCTCCACTGGTAAAGGAGTACGATCAAATCATCGGTCACAACTTAATTGGTTTCGATGCACCAGTGTTGCGGACAGTTTGGAACATTGGGATTCCGAAATCGAAAGCGGTCGACACGTTGATTCTTTCAAGACTTTTGAACCCCGTCATCGAAGGAGGCCACAGCTTGAAGGCATGGGGTCAGAGACTGGAAGATCGGAAGATTGAGTTTGCATTTGAGGACTTTGACAATGGACTTACTCAAGAGATGCAGGACTACTGTATCCAAGATGTTAGACTTACCCGTAAGCTCTATCAGTTCCTTACTAAATCGCTTAACGAATGGAAAGATCCGTCGAAGAGTATACTATTGGAACACGACATCGCAGTCATTTGCAGGCAACAGGAACGAACAGGCTTTAAACTGGATGTATCTGCAACTCAAAGTCTGCGAGCTTCATTTATGGATCGCATGGGCATTATTGAGGACGAGGTTCAGGCAGTGTTTCCGCCGATTACTGAAGAGCGTTGGTCTGAAAAGACCGGCAAGAGGCTGAAGGATAAGGTGACAATCTTTAACCTTGCATCACGTAAGCAGATTGCAGAGCGATTGATCAGCAAGGGATGGAAGCCAACAAAACAAACAGAGAAAGGTCAACCGATTGTCGACGAAAGTACGCTTGAAGGGATTGATATCCCGGAGGCTCAATTGATCGCTGAGTATCTCATGCTTCAGAAACGTGTCGGTATGATCGACTCATGGCTGAAACATGTCGATGAAGAGACAGACCGGGTGCATGGAGGTATCATCACTAACGGGACTATTACCGGTCGTATGACACATAGAAATCCTAATTTAGGTCAAGTGCCTAGTGTGACTAAACCGTTCGGTAAGGAGATTCGATCACTGTGGACTGTTGATGACGGTAATGTATTGGTTGGTACAGATCTTGCAGGGATTGAATTAAGGTGTCTTGCACACTATATGCGGGATGACGAATGGACAGAGGAACTTTTAAATGGCGATATCCATCAGAAGAACGCTGATGCCGCAGGTATCACACGCCCTCAAGCAAAGACGCTTATCTATGCTACCCTATACGGTGCAGGACCAAGCAAAGTTGGCAGTATTGTTGGAGGTGGGGCG